TCAGCATCAGCTTTGGCTTTTGCTTCTGCTTCAGCTTTTGCATCAGCATCAGCTTTGGCTTTTGCATCAGCTTCAGCTTTAATTTTTGCATCAGCCTCTATTTTTGCATTTAATTTTATTTCAGCATCTAACACCTTTTTATCTTTTTTCTTTTGTATTAATTTTTGAAAAGCTAATGAAATTTCTTTCATTTTATATATAATTATATATATATATTTATTTTTTATTAATAACATATATATTTATTTTTTATAGAATATTTACATTATTTATTTTTTCATAAATAATATTATTGTCTTTCATGTTCTTCAATATAAAATGAATATTGTTTTTATTCTTTAATTCTATACCCAAAATAACAGGACCTAACTCTTGATTGATGACTTTTTCATATTTAAAATATATAATATCATCGTCTTTTCCTAACATATTTACGATGAAATCTTTCAGTGTACCTGCCTTTTGAGGAAATTGTATTTTGAAATAATGCTTCAAACCTTCATATATTAGTGATCGTTCTAATATCTCTGTCATTCGAAATACATCACTATTACCTCCACTAATTATACACGCTACATTTTTATTTTTAATTTCATCTTTCATAAGGTCTAATGCACATAATGATAATACGCCTGCAGGTTCAATAATACTACTATTATTATTATACATTTCTATCATTTTGCTACATACATGACCTTCATCAACTAATAATACTCGATCTACCGTTTCTTTACATATTTGGAAATTTAATTCTCCAACTCTCTTTAATGATGCACCATCTACAAATGTATCTATTTTATCTAATGTAATTACTTTACCTTGTTTAAGAGCTTCTGTCATAGATGGTGCACCCATTGGCTCTACACCAATAATTTTAATTTTAGGATTAATTTGTTTAACATATGCACTTACACCACTTGCTAATCCACCACCACCAATTGGTAATATAATATAGTCAAGTTTATCTTTTTGATTTAATAATTCGTAACCAACAGTACCTTGACCTTCAATTACTTTTGGATCGTCAAATGGATGTACAAATACAGATAAATTATCTTTACAAAATTTATCAGCAATTGCAAAACTTTCATCAAAATTATTACCTTCTAAATGTATAGTAACATTTTTATTACCAAACTTTTTTACTTTATCTATTTTTTGCTTGGTTGTAATTTTAGGCATAAATATATCACAGTGCATTTGTAACATATTACAACTATATGCAACACCTTGTGCATGATTACCTGCACTTGCACACACTAATTTACTGTTATTTAAACTATTAATTTTATTATATGCACCACGAATTTTATATGATCGTACTGGTGTTTGATCTTCTCGTTTAAGAAAAATATTACTATTATATTTTAATGACATATCTATTTCATGTACTAATGGTGTATAATACATTAATTTAATTATTTCATGATGAGCATTTACAATATCTTTCACTTTTGGAAAATATTGCATTTTATATTATGTAGTATATTATACTACATTTATATTAATACATTTTCAGTTTTTTATAAATTAAATTAAGGTGACAAATCCTTGCATGTCTGCCATGTTTTGGTCTTCAAAAGTTGCAGAAAATTAAACTGCTGTTCTGAAACCATCAACTTTGTCTTGGCATCCGAGTTATTCGTACCAAAATTGAACAATGCATCACCAATCTGGATCCATGCACGACCAACCTTCGTAACATTCAAGCAGAGTTCAAGATCAACTGCCTCTCGAGGAGTCAAATACATGCTTTCATAGTGAGTGGTTAGAGTGAGTATCGGCATGATGTTAGTGCTGTAGCGTGTATTTATCTACAATAGATTTAGTAAAGAATTTATTTTTAAATTTTTATATTTTTGATATATAAACAAAAATAGCTATATATAGCAATAATAAAATGGCTAATATTATTACAGATACATTATCATTTGATGATATATTAATTAATCCTAGATTATCGAATATCGAATCTAGAAAAGATATTTCATTAAAAACACAATTAACAAATAATATTTCATTATATTTACCTTTAATTTCAAGTCCTATGGATACAGTTACTGAAGATAAAATGGCAATTGAAATTGCATTAAATGGAGGATTAGGTATAATTCATAGATATAATACAATTGAACAGCAGGTACATATGGTTAAACAAGTCAAACGATATTTAACATATATTAATGAAAATCCATATACAATATTAGAAACAGATACAATTAATATACTTTTACAGAAAATAGAACAACATAAGGTATACAGTTTTTTAGTTACAAATACTAGCAATGAATTATTGGGTATTGTTACAAAACGAGATTTAAATGCCCATATTATTAAAAATGATGATAATACAAATAATATTAAAAGTATAATGACAGATGTATCAAAAATGAAAGTACTTGAAACATCTGATTCATTTACAAGAGAAGATATTATTAATTATATGATAAAATATCGATTAGAAAAATTACCAATTGTAGAAAAGAAAATTATAAAGGGATTGATTATATTTACAAATTTAATGAAATATGAAATGAATAAAAATAAATATTCATTAGATGAAAATAATAAATTATTAGTTGGTGGAGCAATTGGTATTGTTGATGATTATTTAGATAGAGCAAATGCATTAATTAATGCAGGTTGCAATATATTGTGTATTGATATTGCGAATGGATACAATGAAAAAGTAGGAAAAATAATAAAAGAAATTAAAAGTATCTCAAACAATATCAGTATTATGGCAGGTAATGTATGTAATGCTGATGGATTTGAATTTTTATGTAAAGCTGGTGCAGATTGTGTTAGAGTTGGTATTGGTAATGGATCAATATGTTCTACACGATTAGTAACAGGTATTGGATCTGGACAATTTACAGCTCTACAGGAATGTCGAGAAATAGCACGTAAATATAATGTAGGTATGATATCAGATGGTGGACATTTAGGTAAAGATGGAAATATTGCAAAAGCATTTGTAATTGGATCAAATGCAATGATGTTAGGTAAAACATTAGCAGCAACTGATGAAACACCAGGACGAATTATTAATAGGAATAATAAAAGAGTTAAATATTATCGAGGTATGGCATCAGCTATGGCAATGGTATCTAAAGCAGAACTATCAAATAAAGAATATAATGATATTCAAAATCCAGAAGGAGTTGATATGGAAATAGAAATTAAAGGACCAGTTAAAAATATATTAAAAAGGATAGAGTCAAGTATAAAAAGCACAATGAGTTATATTGGATGTAAAAATACAAATGAATTACGTAATATAGAAAACGAAATTATATATTTAAAACAATCGAGTGGTGTTATGACAGAAACATCTATACGTGGAAAAATTATATAAATTATTTAATGAATATATTAAATAATTTATCTAAAGATATATTGATAATTAATACAAATGTCATTATGGAAATACCCTATACCGTATTGTAATTATGTAGAAGAAATAAGAGGATTTCATTTAACAATTGCAGATATTAAAAAATTAAATCAAGGTGATATATTACATATAGTTTGTTTTGATCATAATATAGATAATTTTACAAGTCATCACCCATTAAATAAAATAATGTGTGCAAATAAATATTTTAAAGAGTTATATCATGCAATATATACTCATACAGGTGGACTAACAGGAACAATTCAAATTAAAAATCATGATATTATTCCCAAACATTTTGAGTTTAGCATAGAATGTAGAGATAACCATTGGTTTCCATTAAAAAATAATAAAGTTCAGCAAAATATATATAATTATTTTGAATATTCTGAATATTATGATAAGCATTGGACTGAATTTCCTGATACAACACGTGTAAGTATATATGATGTATCATGCAATATATGGAATGGACCAATCGTATGTAAAAAGCATATGAAATATTTTCCAAAAGTGTATAAATATGATTCAATATTATTATATCAAAAAATATTAAATATAGTAAATAATTAATTATTAATAAATAATATATATATATATATATATGAATATTTTAGTAATATTAATATTATTAATATTAATAATAAGTTTATATTTTATATTTCAAGATAATTCAATAGCATCAATACCAGATGCAATAATGCCATCAATATCACCATCTATATTATCAACACCATCAACATCAGAAACAATACCATATATACCACCATCTGCATCAGAAACAATACCATATATACCACCATCTGCATCAGAAACAATACCATATATACCACCATCTGCATCAGAAACAATACCATATATACCACCATCAACATCAGAAACAATACCATATATACCACCATCAACATCAGAAACAATACCATATATACCACCATCTGTATCAGAAACAATACCATATATACCACCATCAACATCAGAAACAATACCATATATACCACCATCAACATCAGAAACAATACCATATATACCACCATCAACATCTAAAACATATTCATATACTGAATTAATGATAGCTGGTGGTATTACTACAAATACATTAATGTATTCATATGATGGAATAACATGGTATAATTGTAAAATATCAGATCCAAATGCACAAGATCCAAATGATGTATTTAAAAATGGTGGTTGTACTAATATAGCTTGGAATGGATCAATATGGGTTGCAACTGGTGGTTCAACAATTTATACATCTGCATATTCATATGATGGAATTAATTGGAATTATGCTGCAAATAATATTTTTAGAGGAGGTTATAATATTACATATCAAAGCGTATGGATAGGAGATAAATGGATTATAGTAGGCGGTAATCAAGGTGGATACCCACAAATAGGATATTCATATGATGGAATAAATTGGATAGATACAGGTGTTAAAATATTTCGTGGTATATTGTGTGTTGCATGGAATGGATCAATGTGTCTAGTAGGTGCAGATTCTCGAGTTAGTAGTTTATATTGTATTGCATATTCATATGATGGATTAAATTGGTTGTATTCACAAACTACATTATTTGGAGATGGTTATTGTATTTGTATTGAGTGGTATGATAATCTTTGGGTTGCCGGTGGATATAATGGAGGTAATAATGCACTTACAGTTAGTTTAATATATTCAACAAATGGTATTAATTGGACAGATAGTGGATGTACATTATTTACAGGAGGTGCATGTAGTACAGTTGCATGGAATGGAAGTTTATGGTTAGCAGGAGGAAGAAATGTAGATAGTACTGTTACTATATTATATTCATATGATGGTAAAACTTGGTTAAATACCAATAGTACTTTATTTAGCGGAGGTTTTTGTAATAAAATTATATGGAATGGAAAAAAATGGTTTGCAGTTGGTCGTAATTCAGATAATACTGTTACAGTTATATATTCGGATGATGGATTGATATGGTATGATATAGGCAATAATCCATTTTCTAATTACTATGGTCTTACATTAACAAGTGTAGCAAATAATAATATGATATTAAATAATCCATCAGTATCAGATACAATACAATATATACCACCATCAGTATCAGATACAATACCATATATACCACCATCAGTATCAGATACAATACCATATATACCACCATCTGTATCAGATACAATACCATATATACCACCATCAGTATCAGATACAATACAATATATACCACCATCTGTATCAGATACAATACCATATATACCACCATCAGTATCAGATACAATACCATATATGTCACCATCCAAAATATATTCATTTACAGACTTAATGATAGCAGGCGGTTATGTTAAAAATCCATTAATATATTCGTATGATGGAATATCATGGTATAATTGTGTAGCATCTGCATCAGAAACAAATTCACCAGATCCAGATAAATTTTTTTCTCCAGGTTCATGTATAAGTATAGCTTGGAATGGATCATTATTTATTGCAACAGGTTATAGTGCATCTATTTATACATCTGCATATTCAACAGATGGAATACATTGGAATTATGCAGCAAATAATATTTTTGATGGAGCATATAATGTTGCAAATGCAAGTGCATGGATTGGAGATAAATGGATTATTGTAGGTGGTAATGCCGCTAGATATCCATCAATTGGATATTCGTACGATGGAATAAATTGGATAGATACAGGTTCCCGATTAATTCCTGGAGGTTATTGTATTAAATGGAATGGATCATTATGTTTAGTAGGCGGAATTAGTACTAGTAATACTATTATATATTCATCGGATGGATTGGCATGGGATTATACAAACAATACATTATTTGATGAAGGTTCATGTTATAGTATTGAATGGAATGGTTCATTATGGGTTGCAGGTGGATATAATGGAGGTAGTAATGCACTTACAACAAGTTTAATATATTCAACAGATGGTATTAATTGGACAGATAGCGAATGTACTTTATTTATGGGAGGTGAATGTTATACAGTTGTATGGAATGGAAATTTATGGTTAGCTGGAGGAAGAAATGCAGATAGTTCTGTTACTATATTATATTCATATGATGGTAAAACTTGGTTAAATACTAATAATAGTTTATTTAATGGAGGTAAATGTAATAAAATTACATGGAATGGACAAAAATGGTTTGCTGTTGGTAATAATTTAGATAATAAAATTTCAATTACAATTATATATTCATATGATGGATTAACATGGTATAATACAGAAAGTGATAAATTTTCAGATTATTCTGGTTTGACAATTACAAGTGTTGCAAGTAATATGTTATTAAATAATCCGTCTACATCAACAATAGATAATCCATCTACATCAACAATAGATAATCCATCTACATCAACAATAGATAATCCATCTACATCAACAATAGATAATCCATCTATATCAACAATAGATGATTCATCAACGATAGATAATATAAATTATGCACCTGCATTTGAATCATTTGATATAGTATCATCTTATATGAATTATAATATATTTAATACAAATAATCTTCGTAAAAGAGTAAATAAAAATTGATAAATAATATTAATAAATAATATTTATTAATATTAACAAAAAATGAAACTATTTAACAAAACAATTGTTGCAAAAAATGCACGAAAAATTGAACGTGAAGTAGAAATACAACAATCGGCATCTAAATATGGTTTTACACCAAAAATAACTGATTTTAAATTGACATATGACGAATTAAATAAAGAATACGTTGGTAATATAACAATGGAACATTTAGATGCATTATGTTTGGCAGATATGTATTCTGATGATCCTACAAAAATACCAACAGTAATTTGGGATAAAATTAGGGTAATTTTACAAATATTATATAATAAAGAAGGTATTGAATATATAGATATTACAGGATATAATTTTATTGAAAAAGATAATAAAATATATATAATTGATTTTGGTGATGCAAAGTACAGCAAAAAAACAGAACCAATTGATTCATTTTTACAAGATTTTCTAAATGGATATAATGGATGGAATCCAGAATTTAAATGAAAATAATTTATTTATATTATAATTAAATTATATTTATAGTATATATAATAAATGGCATCACCAACAATTACAAAATCAAGAGTTTGGTATGATGTAATACTAGATGGAAATTTAGGACAATCAGGTCGTGTAAGATCTGCATTTGAACCATATCTAAGTGTTGATAATACGATTAACTCTGATGTAAATATACAAAGTATTTTTTATTATGATACAAATATTAGTACAAATGAATATACAATTAGACGAGCATATGGAAGATTACCAATAATGAATTTTGAAGTTATACCAATGACAATAAGTGAACCTATTACAAATTTCGTTGCAAATACTGATCCTTCTAATTATGTAAATTATACGATATTTACAACAGATGCAACAAATTTAAATTGTTATTCAACTATTAATGATACAAATACTAGTATTAGTTTAGCATCTATAAATACAAATGTAGCAAATGTTTTTTTAAAAAAATTTACATATAATTCAACAACAGTTTTTATATTAGGTATTGGTAATAAATTATATGATATTAGTTTGGGTGGTACAAATATTATAAATTATAATTTATTAGTTAGTGATTGTGTTTATTCAGATATATTTGTTACAATAGATACATCAAATAATATATATTTGACATATAGAAGAATTGAGGATATTGTAATAGTAAATTATACAAGTGGTGTATATACTACTTCTATATATGCAACATTAACAAATACAAATAATAAATATGTATTACCGACAATAATATATATTAATTCTGAATTATTATTTTTTGTAATAGATACAAAGATACAAAATTATACGAATGGATTATATTCTACTACAATTTCAAATAATACAATATCTATTTTAAATTTATTAGATAATAATATTACAAATTGTAAACCAATAAATGTAAATAATAATTTATATTTAATATGTACAAATACTAATCAACGATTAGTTCAATTATATATTCTAAATAATAGTAGAAATAATAATATATATATTAATATTAAAAATAATAGATTATATAATAATATATTTGAAACTGTAAGTCTCAATGATGAACAATATACTTTTTATTTAGATTCGAGTAGAAAATTACATCAATTATGGAATCCAATACCTATAATTACTATTACAATAACTTCACCAATTGTATCAATAACAGGAGACATAAATAGTCAATCATCAATTCATCCTACATTTAATCCATCTATTACAGATTATGGTATAATATCGAATGATGAAACTAATATAATAAATTATTCATTAAATATTAATGATAGTCAATTTGTAGTAGCAGATACAGGTTATACAAATCAATTAATTCAAATAGTTGATAATACAAATAAAATTACAAATATAAAATTATTACCATCAATAACATATGGTTCAAGTATAGTAAAACATCCAAATTATATACCTGGTTATTATATGACTGCAGGTACATATAATATAGCATTATATTATTATACAATATTTGATTCAAATGGAGTACCGGTATGGTATTATAGAAATTCTAGTTATCAAGATAATTTTAATAATCCTTCAATATGTGGATTATTTATGGGAAATGGTCCTAATCGTGTAATGACAAGTATATTTAATGGTTCATTACCTAGAACAATTATTGATATTAATAAATTTGAAGAATATCATTATTGTTCCTTACCTGATGGTAGAGGTATCGGAACACCACCATGGGACGTTCATGAATCATTAGAAATAAAAGCACCTGCAAATCGAAAAGGAAATATTATATTTTGTTCATATTATAATGGTGGATTTTATTTACAAGAACAAAATACAAAATTTCAAATTATTTGGGAATTTTTTTCAACAGATTATCTTACATCGAGTGATCCAGAAACTTTTCATATAAATTCTGTAGATGTTCATCCAATTACAGGTAATGTATTATGTAGTCTTAGACAATGCAATGCAGTTATATCGATTAATTATATTACTAAAAATATTGATTGGGTTATTAATCCTACGAATTATTTTGTAGATATATTAATAAACCCCTCTAATACAAAAGTATTAACACCAACAAATGAAGCAATTATAAATAATGTACAATATGATGGAACATTAGCTCAGCATGATGCAAGATGGCATAATCAATTTACACCAATTACACCAGGTAATGATATAATATCAGTATATGATAATGGAACATCTTTACATGGTGAACAGGCTAAATTAGCAAGAGGTGTTGTATATGAAATTGATTTAGTAAATAATAATGCAATTCATAGAAGTAGTGTAATTAGTGATTTAGGAACTATTTCTGGATATATGGGTAGTTATAAAATAACAAAAGAACAAAATGGTAGTTATTCTCATGTAGTAGATTATGTACAACAACATCCAATGTGTATTGAATATTCAGGTAATGGTTTAGTTGGAAGTCAAAATAGATTATTTGAAATGGATTTACCCGGAGATTTATATAGAATAACAAAAGGAACACCTGCAGATTTATCTATTGAATCAATGAGACGTACATCAGGAATGCCATATACAACACCATAAATAAAATATATATATAATAAAAAATAATATAGTATAGTATGAATATATCTAAATATGGAATAATATTTGGCTTACTACTTGCATTAAATGATGTTATTAGTATGACTATAAATAAAAAAATTGTATTAGGTATTTTTGCAGAATATTGGATACCTATTATATGTGTATTATATGGATTTCAAATGTATATATTTAATAAGGGATTACATGTAAGCGGAATGGGTGTATTAAATTTAACATGGAATTTATTTAGTAATATTATTATAACAATAATTGCTATTTTTTATTTTAATGAAAATATAAATAATATAGAAATTTATGGTATTGGATTTGCATTATTATCATTGTTTTTATTTATGTTATCATCATATAAAAATAGTTTATTTATACAAAAAAATAATTAGGTAAAAAATATATACAAATAAATAATTATAATAATATAATATTATTTTGTAATATTATATTATAAACCAACATTATAATATGGATGAAGATTCTACTTATAGAAAATTAAGAAGGGGTGTTCGAAAATACCCAAATTCATCTGATAATTTAGAATTTCCTGCCGTTAAACCAGGAATAACAACGACACTATCAAATGGTGTTTATTATGTAGTAGATACAGCAGGTAATATAATAGGTAGTGTAGGTAGCTTAATTTTTTCTTTAGGTGAAAAAATTGTTAATACCGGTATTGAAGTAGGCAAAGCAGGTATTAATACAGGTAAAATTATTGCTCATACTACTGTTGATTTAGGTAAACATGTTGTTACAGGTATTAAAGATACCATCGGTGAAGTTGGTATGGGTACTGCTAGAGTTGGTAAAAAAATAATTCATACCGGTATTGATGGTGTTGAAAATATTGGTCGTGAACTTTCAAATGTAGGCAGAGCAGTTTATAAAACTGGTGAAAATGTTGTTAAAGATACAGCTCGTGGAACAAAACGTGTTGCACAAACTATTGCAAATACTCCAGAAACAATTGGTAAACCATTATTGGATGGTGTAGGTAGTGTTGTTGAAGAAGCAGGTAATGCTGCAAGTAAAACTGTTGGTGCAGTTTCAAATACTTTTGATAATGCAACTAATACTATGGTTAAAGGAGTACGTGGAGTAACAAATCAAGTACGTGAAACAGGAAATAATACTCATGCTATTGTATTTAAAGGTGGTATGCAAAATTCTAGCACCATTAAAGGTGTATCAATTGAAAATATTGCTGGTGGTAATGATTATGATACACGTATGTTAATTCCTTCTACATTTGTAAATAGCAACCACGTATATTTTGTAAGATACCACCCTGAAGGTACACATGTATACAACTATAAATTTGATATGAATGGAGGTAAAGTAGATAACTTAACTTTACGTAATGTAACTCCTATCTGGCAATCCAATAATTTTAATGATTCTATATCAAATTCTACTTTATTAAACAGCCAAGAAATATTAACTAACTTAATCAATGATTTAAATGATTATTAAATATATTAAAATATAAATTATATTTTAATATTTATTCACCGCTTTTCATCTTATTATATTCAATCAATTTAACAGTATGATATATACATACAACAACACCTAATCCAATTAAAAAATTAAATACTTCATCAGGTACATCTTTTTTAGTATATCCAATGTAAATAAATAATGGACCTACAAATAATATATGGAGCCAGTAAACATATGAAAAATCTTTCATAATATATACTATAGTTATATATTATATTTATCACCAAAAATATCATTTTTCTTTAATAATTTAAATCCTAATGTTTTGTACAATTTTATTGCTACAATATTATTGGGATCAACATATAAATATATTGGTAATTTTTTCTTTTTTAAGAATTCTAGTATTTTTTTGACTAATATTTTTCCATATCCTAAACCTCTTTTTTCCGGTATAATATACACTTCTCGAATTACATATGAATTATCAATATATTTAACACGAAGAGAACCAACCAATAAATTATTTATATATCCTGAAGCAAAATAATCCATTTTACCAATAAATGTTTTTTTATTTTTATCTAAAACTATTTTATTTACATCATACTCACTATAATCACCAATTTTTACTTCTAATCCACTATTTCTCCTTAAACGTCTATTATTTATTTTTTTCCAAACATAATATGGTCTAGGTTTAGTACCTTCATAATAAAATGCACCTTCATATTCTAATCCTGATAGTTTTTCAAGAACATAATTTTTCATTATAGTTATAAATTCTTCTTCTGTAGAATCTTCTATATATAACACCAAATGACCTTTACTTTCTAAATGTAAATATGCTTTACTTAACATCGGAAATAAAAATTCTTTTGTAAAATCATCTATACTTTTCCAATGAACCATATGTTCATACACTTCTTTCGTATAGAATGGCGGACTAGTAAAAATTAAATCAAATTTACCAGTAATTTCAGCATCTTGAAATTTACCACATATTACTTTGTATTTGCTCTTATTTATGGCTTTATCCTGTATAATACTAGTATACGCTTTTTGCATTGATTTATTACTATCAACTCCAATATATTCACAACCGTATTCAATCGCACATCGTAATCGATCACCCCAACCAGCAGTTGGATCTAACCATCGTTTAGGTTTAAACATATCAAGTACTTTCATACCAATTGGAAATGGGTAAAGAGTACACATTCGAGTATTTTTTAATAATTCTTGATATGTCCATTTAGGATGCATATCCCATAATTCCTTAGGTGATAATTTTGTACCCATTTTACATCGTAAACGTTGATCAAAAGAGTATTTATCAGTTTCATCAATTAATTTCCAATCTTTTGATTTAGGTAATATAATATGTTTTCCTCGGAATGTCTCCATAATTTATTTCTACATAAAAAAATAAATTATAATAGTAATGTCACAAATAAATATTACTATTATTAAACAAGCAAATAAAAAATATAAGAATGTATTATCTTGTTCATTTTTTACCATGACAGATGCATATCGAGATTTTACAAAATATCAAAAAGATTTAGAAACTTTAATCAAATATAGTTTAGATTTACCAGATTTTGAACTTCGTATATATACTGATTTATCAGGTATTGATTTTACTATAAAAGTATCCAAAGATTATACTCATATTACAATATTACAATTTGACTGTAAACCATTGCGAGAAAAAGTTGGACATGTAGGTACATTTGGTACATTAGTACGATTTTTACCGATGTTTGAAAAAAACCTAAAAACAGTATGGGTTACTGATATAGACATACCAAAACATTATTTAGATATAAATAAAATACAAGAAATGAAACGTACTAACAGTAAAGTATATTTTTCGACTATTATATGTTATGAAAGAAAAACATATGCTAGAAAATATACAATATTAGCAGGTACCATGATATTTTTTATGAAATTTCCATTGAAAATATTGACAAATTTTATTCAAAAATACCTTACTAATCAGTATGAAAGTGTAATCAAAATATTAAATAAAAATACATGGAGAACTTCATCTAAATTTCCATATGGATTAGATGAAGTATTTATTAATACTAGTATTTATGATTATATACAAAAAAAGCATATAAATTCCTATGTAAATAAAATATATATGGTTAATAAATATATTAACAAAAGTCCAAATATAACAAAACAGGAAGTAGATTTTCTAAGATCATTATATTATGATCCAACAAAAGGTAAAATAGAACAACTTAAAAAAATATATAAAAAATACCTACCTACTTTAGTATCTAAATATCCATGTTTGCAGGAATTATTAGATAAAATAGATACGTTTAAAGATAGAATGGAAGAAAATATAATTACAGAATTATAAAAATTGAAATTAATACTGCATATTTATATATAGTTTATTATAAATAAATATACAATGGCTAACATTAAAGCACATATTTTTTCTAATCACGGTTATACCCCATTGATGCTTTCTGCAAAGAACGGTCATGTAGATGTAGTAAATATATTGTTAAATTCTGGTGCTAATGTAAATACACAAGCTAGTGATGGTAAAACTGCATTATTTTTAGCTGCAGAAAATGGTCATATTGATGTAGTGCGTCGACTTTTAATGGTAGATAATATTTATCTGAATATTCTTGATCAATTTGGTCATAATCCTATATCAATTGCTCGACAAAATGGATATATTGATATTGTACATTACATTGAATCAAAGCAATACAAAGATGAACTTTAATAATTAGATTATTTTTTTATTTTATAATTATAATGTCGCAAATAGAATTAAAAATAATAAAACAATCTATACATCCAAATAACCAAAAATATAAGAATGTATTATCATGTTCTTTTTTTACAATGGTAGAAGCATATCGTGACTTTTTAAAATATCAAAAGTTTATACCACTTATAATACAATATAGTTTACGATTAAAAGATTTTGAATTTATAATATATACGGATAATACTGGAGTAGATTTTTTAGTAGAAGCATGTAAAAATTATAAACATATTAGTATTATACATTATGACTGTAAACCATTTCGGCAAAATAATGGACATATAGGTACATTTGGTACACTAGTACGATTTTTACCAATGTTTGAAAAAGATTTAAATATAGTTTGGATTACTGATATTGATATATCTGATGATCACATAGATATGAAATATATAGATGCAATGAAAAAAACAAAATCATCAATATATTTTCCAACAAGAGTTTGTTATGATAGAAGAGTATATGGTAGAAAATACACTATAATTGCAGATCGAATGATATTTTTTCAAAAATTTCCTAAAATTTTATTCACAAATTACATTAAAAAAATATTAAACAACAAACTAGAAACAAAAATAAAAGAATTAAATACAGTTAATTCAGAAAAGAAAAAACTACCATCTAAAGTACCATATGGTATAGATGAATTATTTTTAAATACTAGCTTATATGATTATATTAAAAAGAAAAAATTACAATGTTATATAAGTAAACGATATTTAGTATTAGGACATTTAGAGTATAATTGTAATATTACAAATACAGAAAGACAGATATTATATACATATATAAAAAATCAAAATAAATTACAATTTGATGCAGTAAAAAATATATATATAAAATATAAATCATTATTACTAGCTAAATATCCATGTTATCAAGAATTTTATGATAAATTAAATATATTACCATATACATTTATAGAAAATATGATAACTAAAATTTAATAATGATCTTTGGAAAATTTTGATTTTTACCTTCATTTATAACATATAATGGTAATTCATATTTTGTATTTATTTTATAGTTTTTATTTTGTATAGATATAGTTTCTTCATCAACAATAGTAAAAAATATTTTATTATTAATAAATATATTATAATCTAATAATTTAAATTCTATTCTATATGTTGTAAATGTAAATCCATAAAATTCTAAATTATATCTATAGCCATTTTTAATTTTATGACTAACAGTTAAATAATTCCATAATGTAGATACCTTCTTTAGATTTAATTCAAATTCATTTATTTTTGCAATATCTAATTTAGTAACTTCTGATTTTGTATCTGAGAAATATTCATTAATTAATATTTTATGTACATATTGATCAACAAATCTTCTTATAGGTGATGTAAAATGAGTATAATAATTTACATTCATTGATGCATGACCGATATTATAATAACTATATTCAGCTGATTTATTTACAGTTTGGTTTCTATATATAATGTTTTTATTTGTTAATAATAATGCAATATATTGATTTAGAAATATCATATACACTTGAACTATCTCATGTGATGATACGACATTATCTATATATTTATATTTATTATTTATATCTATAGATAACCTTTGTAATTTTTGTAATGTATTTATTAATTTTATTTCATCTCTATCTAACATTAATAAATCACTTGAAGAATTCAAATATTTATCTGCTTCATCATAATCTAAATTATATTTAACAACAATAAAGTGTCTTTCTAATTTAACATCCATTGTATCTAAATTTATCCAACATGTAATTACAGGTCTAGATTTTCCTGCTAATAATGAACAATAATTATAGGATAATTCATCAGGCATCATATTTAAATGTTTATGAGGTGCATACACAGTTGAGTATTTATTAAATTCTAATTGTAATTTATCTATTGTATAATTTACATCGGATATATGAATTCCAATTCTATTATTTTTACTATCATATGATAATGCATCATCAATATCTTTACATCCTTTTGGATCAATAGAATATATTTGATTAACTTCTGAAATATTATATGGAATCAAAGTAAATTTATAGGTTAAAGATATTTCATTATTTTTACTACTTTTATCTAATATTATTTTTTGTGGTAATATATATGGTTGATCAGGGTGATAATAAAATAGTACTTCATACATATTTATTATTTTATTAATTTCACCAATTAATTTGTAGGTAGTACCTGCAGGATATTTATTAGTCCAATCTTTATATTGAATAACAATGTATTGATCTTCTACTTTTTCGTTTTTCTTAATCAAATTATTCTTAATTTCTGATTTAACCATAAATTTTGGATATCTCCAGTTGATAGGATAAAATTCATACAAAAATTGATTTGATTTAGGATCTTTGTAATATATATTGCTAGTTAATTTTAATACACCTCCAATTAAAAAAGTATTTCGATTTGATTTAATAAGTGTTAAATTATTTAAATTATCATAATTACATATATCATTATGAAATAGTTTATTATTAAATGCAAGACTACCGGGAATATGTGTAGTATTTAAATAACATTCATTGTAGTTTGGTTGTGTAATATTTAATAACATTATAATAAAATGATAGCAATATTAGTATATATATATGTAGAAATATATTCAATTTTATATAAAAATTGAAAAAATAATTTTATGAATATTTTATATATATGATATTACCAACATCATGGATATTCAAAATATGCAAGACTATCCAGACGCATTGGTATCGGTTGATATGAAAGACTATGAAGATGCTACGCTGAAAACTAAAATTATATATGAAGATGTAAAGAATAAAATTCAATCACATCTTTATACTAATTTAGTTACAAGTTCTATCAATTCATACTATTTTAAAATTGTACGAAAGGATAATATGAATGGTATATTTGTATGTTTACCACCATATGATCTACAAAATGGATATGAAGTATATACAATTAATAATAGTAAAAAGGACAATAATAGCTGTATTAAAATAAAAGAAGATTCTATTTTAATATGTCATATTTTAAATAAATTATTTTTGAATGAAATAAATAATAATGTTATGAATAAAATGTATCATCAATTTCTAACAAAAATGAATGATCCGTTAATTTTAAATAATTTCTTAATAATAAAATTAGATATGAAAATTATGTGTTTGAATATAAATACGTATAATGGTTATATGTTCATGTTTTATATTGAAAATGAAAAACCATTAATTAAATTAAATATTATTCAAAATGGTAAATATTATAAAAATCATAAGACAAATTATATATCATCATCTGTTGATATTATGTATAACAAATTATTAGAATACATTAATCAACATATACATGATATTCAAATTAAATGTTGTAAAATAATCAAGTCTAAATATCTTGAAGATAATTTTGTATTGGATAATCCTAATGTGATTGATTACAATTTTAATAATAATTATAACCAACATTATGATCCACATAATGATCCAAATCAATTACTAGATGAATCACTTGATCAAATTAATGATCGACTAAATAGTTTAATTAATGATCCTAATTAATTTTATTTATTATTAATCGACCATATTTAGTAACATATTGTTTATTTGGATATAATTTTTTATAATTTTTATCAAACCATTTATCCACTAATAAAATTAGATGATCATCTAAATTATAATCATTTTTTAATTCAGATAATATTTGATTATAATCAGAATGATCTCTCATGATTGTAGTAGTTATATTATTAATGCAAACATGAATAGTAAAACAAATTTTATAAAATATAAATGTAATTTTATTATTTTCAGATAATTTTATTGTTTTTTTACTTATCATCTAATAAATGTATTAATTTATAAATTTATACATTTATGTAAAAATTGAAAAATATATATATTATAATATATATTTAATTAATACAAAATTAAGAAGAATGTCATCTCCTTCTACCCCTCGTCCACGCACCCCTGAACGCATTCGTTTTAATGATACTGAAATTGAATCAGTTCGTTATTATTTACGATCAAATGAATTTTTTATAAAAGACGGCTTGCTAGCACCTGGCCGTGGTTCTATAAAAATTTCGAATTGTCCGAATTGTCCGTTTAATGTACAAATTTGTACAAATAATACGGAAACATCAAACATATGTGGTGTTTGTAATTATTTTAAGCTAATTACAAAGTAATATTATGTCTGCTATTACCAAATAAAGCATTCAACTTTATTTGATATACCCTTAGTAACTATTAGTATTATTTTAAATGGCAAATAATACATTTGAATTACTATAAATTATATTAAAACTATACAATTTCCACTGATTGTATAGGAAAACAATTATATTAATTAATATAATTTTGTTTTCACTTAGAAAGTACGATAGTCACATCATATTTTAGGAATTAGATTTTTAAAATCTACAGAATATGATGGAGGATATAAATCCTATATTTTATTTTTACGCTATATTATTTACAGTTTGGACAACTACATGTTATTTCACCTGGAAAATATGCAGCTTCATGATCTAATAAAAAATCTCTAAAATGAGGATCCGTATTTCCCATTCTGCATACATGAAAATACGGATCACGAGCATTTAAAACACCTCGACAATTATAACAGAAATGAACGCCACATAAACATTGCATGTGATCACAACCTACTTCTTTTTCAACCCAAATACCACACCCGGGACATTTACGGTATTTTTCAGGATTTTCAAATTCTATTTCATTTACAAATTTACACAATTCATTTTCATGAAATGGTGACATGCCACATTCTCTACAAAATGTAATATTACATTTTTCTTGAACTAAATTTTTTTGTAAATAAATATTATTATCTTCAAATTTTATTACACATTTTTGTTTTCCATTTGGAATACCATTGTGAATAAATCCTAATGAATTATTACAATTGCCAACACAATAAGTAATATATCTACTTTTGGAAGGAAAGTTTGTACGAAAACTATCTATTCTTTTTTTATGAAATATTTTATAAATTTTTTGAATTTGATCAGAATTCAAATATTTTTCTAATTCTTGAATTTTAAAGAATACTGAAATTGTCTTTTTACAACTAATTTCTACTTCTTTAAAATTTTCATTTTTATCTTTTTTTATTTTTTTTTCAACAGGATCTTTCGTTTTGCAAGTTATTTTAAATTTTTCAGGACATAAATAAAGTGCACATTTATCTATATATCTACTATCATAATAATACCATGGGATCTTTTTCTCCCAACACGCATTATCAATCATATTTACAATATAACTTTCTAAAAAATCAATAGGGACACCATGTATATGACGACGAGTTTTATGTATAGGAACAAAAAAGTAATTATTATCATTGGTATTAATACCATTTGATACCGCTGGAATATTATACATTTTTCCAATTATAATATCTTCCATTTTTTTTAATTTTTGCACAGATGCACATTGTGACCTTGGTAGTCCCATATTTAATTTATATTTTTTGTTTATTTTATCTAATATATTATTTATTTTCCCATACAATAACCAATCATTTTTAGTTATGTTTTTTTTGTTTTGAAATGACTGGTTATTATCGGATACAACTCGTCTAAACTCTCCGATAGCTATATTTATTATATTATCTTTATATTCTGTTGTTAATAAAAAATTTTTCCAAATATTAAATTTATCCCAATCCATTCTATAATTTATATTATTCTTTGCTTTTCTTTATGCATCATTTAATAAAAGTAATATATTATATTATTTTTATTAAAAAAATTTTGATTATTATGATACTTTTTAAAAAATTCATATTATGTATTTTTCTTTCGTATAATTCTTCAAGTACAATTTGATTATTTATATTATGTTCTATATAGTAATTTAATATATTATTATTTTTAATTAAATATTTTTGTTTTTCATACGATAATCTACTATAATCACGTACAGGAAATGTTACTTTACTATTTAAAAATTTTAATATATTTATTGTACCATTTTTTATACCAGAATATATATCCGTATTTGTTACAGCATTCCAATAATTATTAAATAAATTATAAATATTTATATCTGATCCACCAGCACATACATAATATCGTAAACATATATCAGGACTCATACATTTTTTTGTATTTAAATAATTTACAATTTCATAATTATCACTAACTAAACTCATACGCATAAATATATCTTTATTTGGTAATGAATACATATTTGGTATTTTTGTTTCAATTGCATGTAACATTAATAAATTACCCCATGCACATAAAAATGGCAATATTTTAATCAATGTACTTGTATGTGCAATTTTTACATTTTTTTTAAATGTATCAATTTTATTTAAAATAATATTTTTCTCTAAATTTGATTTAATCATATATTACTATAAATAATTTATGTATTTATATTAAGTTATTAAATAAATAAATATGATTAAATACTATATTAATCATGAAATTGTAAAATTTAATACAACAATATATGATAGTAATAAAAATATATGTAATGAATTGTTAGATATAGAATATATACCGACATATTATAAAAGAGTAATACTCTCGAAAAATAATATGCTTATTAAATTCATTAATTATGATATTAATAATTTAAATAACAGTAAATTTAATTATAGAGATTCGGAAATATTTTTAATAAATCAATATCTTGAAAATAAATTGGTACATCCATTTTTTTTACCATATATTGCGATAACAAATATAGTTAACTTTAATCAAATAACAACAAATGATACAAATATTACGAATGAAATATTGCAATATGAAGATGTGAATGTTGGTATTATAATGCCTAAATATGAACCATTAAAATTATATTTATCTAGTAATCAAGATTTAGATTATATATTCTTATTAAAAAATATAAAAAATATACTAGATTTAGCTATATATATTCGTGATAAATATAATATAATACACTGTGATGTTAAAATTGATAATATAGTTGTGGATCAAAATATATTTTATTTAATTGATTGGGAAAATTCATTTTCAGTAGGTGAAATGTATTATCATGAAGATAGATCTGATACAGGAAATACAGAAATGTATCCACATTACAATGTAAATAGTGAAGAATTTTTTGTATATTCAATAGGTGTATTAATTACTCGTATTATTGGGTATCATTATGGAGTAACATATCATGATTTTGTAGATAATAATTTATTACATTTTATATTAAGTAAAATACCGAATAATGTATTAGGATATTATGAAGATTTATTGATACATATTTTTGTTAAAAAAATAAATAAAATTGAAGTATTATTAGGTAAAATAAATAAGATATTAACTTAATAATAATATGGATAATATTAATGATATATGTGATTTAATTAATGGTATTAAATTAGAAAATCAACATATATATTTTAAATTAGCAAAAGAAGATATTTATGATTTAGCATCACAATTTTATTACAATGTTAAAATGAAGCCATATGATAATACAAAATTACAATTACCAAATTATTGTAAAATTGTAGAGTATAATAAAGAACAATTAGATATAATTATAACATATATTAAAACTTATGGTATTGAATATTTTAAAGAATGTTTAAAAATTATTAATCCATCAGAATTAATATTTTATGAAAATGATTATGAACAATATTTGATAGAATATTTACAAGAATTTGATACAATAAATAATTGTTATAGTAGATTCAAGTAATAAAATAATTATGTAATCGAATATTCAATTAATTTTTGTTTAACTAGTTCAATGTTATTAATCATATTCTTTTTAATACATTGAATATATGTAATAATAGGTAAACTACATGTATTATTTGTAATGTAATCATCCATTTGTATATTTATACTATCTGAAGTATATCCATCAAAAAATGTTAATGTTTCTTCATCTTCACTATCTATAAATTCCCATACAAATTCTAATGAGTTTTCTAGATTTTTATGATTTAAAATATTATATATTAACAAATTTAATATTTTATGAATATACTTTTCTTCTTTTATTTTAATTTTTAATTCAATATCTTTATAAAATTGTAATACATCTTCATTTATAATAAAACTATTTATTGATATATCTGTAATTTTAATACTTTTTAAATTTTTTGCTCGAGATATTGCTGTATATGCTTGTCCTGCAGCAAATATTTTAGAACCAATGTCAATTTCAATTGCATCTAGAGTCATTCCTTGTGATTTATGAATACTTAATGCATATGCGAGTTTCATTGGCATAAAATTTACAAAAATTTCTTTGTCGTCATTACTAATTGTTTTATGATAATTAATTGTTGCTAAAGAACCATCGATTCTTTTAATTATAACACAATTACTTTTAAGATCTACAATTACACCACGAGTACCATTTACAATGCCATCATCTTGATTAATATTTGCTAATATTACAATTTGTGCACCAATGCATAATTCAATTGATTCGGGTATACCCAATGTTTTAATCCATTTAATTGCTTTATCTCTATTTTTAGCTAATTTGGGATATTCGATATTATATGTAACCATTTTTGCACCAGATTTAACTAATTTATCATATTCTTGTTTATTAATTCTATCTACATCAACATTTTTAGGATATAATCTTGTAGGTTGTATTTCATTAAATTCTGTATTTTTTAGAGTTAATAATTTTTCATATATTTTATTTGTACATTTACCAAATCGTAATTTAGATAACATATTTTGAAATTCAATATCACCATCTTGACGAATTTGTTTATGTAAATATACTGTTCGTAAATTTAATTTTGACCATATTTCTGATTTGAAACAATAATCACCATTTACACCTTCTAATTGACAAAAATCTCCTGTTAATACAAGTTGTAAACCACCAAATGGATTGGTATCACGTCTCATATAACACAAATAGTCAGATATTTTATCAAATAATACATTATCTAACATTGAAATTTCATCAATAATTAATACTTTTAGTTCTCGAATTTTTTTAGCTGTATGAGGAAATTTATATCGAACATATTCATAAATTTCTTTAGCTGTTCCTGTACCTAATCCAATGCCTAAATAGGAATGAATAGTTTTACCACCAATTAAAAATGCAGCATTACCAGTAGTAGCACAAATACCAAAATTAATACTATTATTTTGACAATGTTCTTTAATTTTTTGTAGTGTAACACTTTTACCAGTACCTGCAGGTCCAGTTAAAAATATATTTTTTTCCGCAATAAAATATTTAATTGCATCACTTTGTTCTTTATTTAATATAATTTCTTTTTTAACAATATTATCATTTGTTTCTTCTTTTTTATTTAGACTATTTTTATCAATACTATTTTTATCTATACCATTTTTATCAAGACCAAATTCATCTAAAATATTATTAATTTTATCTGAAACAGTTTCAGATAATGTTTCAGTTATAACTTTTTTATTTAATTTGTCAGTATGTAATTTTGTAATATCTTTAATTAAATAGTTTTTAATTAATTCAATAGACATTTCTGTTATTTTACAAATTTCGACTATTTCTAATTTTTTATCTAATAATGAATAACCTATATTTAATAGTCTAGAATTAATACTACCAATTGTTCTCTTGTGATTTAATGCAATATCATCTAAAGATATATTATTCTTAATTTCATTTATTAATGTATTAATTTCATTATCAGACCATCTTTTTCCTATATTTTCGGTAATAGGGTTTTCTTTTAATTTTTGTAGCATTATTATGTATTTAATATACCAAATATATATTAATAATTAATTATTTTCAATTTTATATAAAAAATTGAAAATAATAAGATATAATATATCCATTTTATAATATTAGTTGAAATGGATACTCTAAGCATCAAAGCAGTAAATAATCGAGTCAGCAAAATTCAGTATATGTCTTGTACTGCACTTGTATTAATACCTCGTGAAAATTATCCACCTGTTTTAGTGTATATTTCATCTGAAGAAAAAAGACAAGGTCATGCACGTTTTCTACTAACTGAACTTTTGAAGATGTATTCAAATTTGGTTAGTTCTCCTGCTAGTGATTTTTTATGTCCGCTTCTTAATCAGTTGAATATATCTATACTAGATGTAAATACATTTCGTGAGAACTGTTCAGTATAATTTATTTTAAAGCACTTTTTAAATAAATTATAAAACACAAATTTATCACTAATTTTTATTTATATTATTTTTAACATATTTTATGATGTAAAAGAACATATAGGGTCACCCTTTATACATGCACGTATAAAATTTATAATTACGGTTATAATAATAATTATTAAATAAATCCAACTTCCTACAATACCAATCTTCCAAGCAGTACGTAAATTATTACTAATTGGTTTTCCTTTACTTTCTTCATTTTTAATCATATAATTACTTATAATAAATAATAAAAAACATATTACAGCTAATATGTAAAAAATATTTTCTAAAATATTCATAGTATTCATAATATCTATATATATAGATATAGATATTTTTTTATAAAGATTATTTTTATAAAGATTTTATATAAGGTATTAAACGATAGTTAATTTCAAGTGGTAATGCTACTATTCCAAATGCTATACCTATCCATATACAAAATTGTCGGATTTTTATTTCAGTGGAAGTAACCTTAGGAGGACTACCAAATCTTGGTTTATTATGCACATATAACAATGTCATCCACATTCCAATAAAAAATACACATAGCCAAAATACCCAATCAGCTATTTCATTCATTTCAGTCATTTTTATTATATAATATTTAGATATATTTTTTTATCAAAATAAGATAATTTTGGATCGATTGTATATCCTTGTAATTTTAGAAATTCTGTTTTACCTTCAATTAATAGAGGTACATAATCTTTAATTTCATTTAATAATTTTGTAAATTCATTTGCATACATATATTGGTGCTTTATCATCCATTGTTTTTTTTCAAATCTAATATATTCATCATCTGTCATATTTTTTTCTAAATTATCAGAAATATATTTAATGTTTTTTTGATAATATTCTTTATTTTGTTTATATTTTGTTAATTTGTTTGATATAATAGTTTGTTGGGAATATATATCATTAATATCATATATATTTGTATAATCAACATTAGCTTCTATATCTTCAATTTGATTTTCATAAAATTTGTTTTTATCTTCTAATGTATCTAATTTAGTATCATAAATATCTAAATAAAAATCATCATTTAATAAATGTTTAATCGTTTTATTATATTTTTCGCGTCTATTATACATTATACTATAATTTAGTATAATCTATTATAATATATTAAGTTTTCTTTATGTATACATTATATAAAGAAAGATTACTATATTATTATAGAGTTAATCATGTCGGCACCATCAAATGCAAGACGAATTATGAAAGATATTGAAAGTGTTATATATCCTTTGGATAATTGGGATGAAAAACAAATGTATTATTATGATCATGAAGACAATAATATTAATGAAGGTATTGTTATGATTATGGGAGTTGAAAATTCACCATATTATGGTGGATTTTATTTTTTCAAAAATGTATTTCCATCTAATTACCCATTTTCTCCACCAGTGTGGAAGTTTTTATCAAACGATGGAAAAACAAGATTTAATCCAAATTTGTATCAAACACATCAAAATGGTAAAGTATGTTTATCTATATTAAATACATGGGGTGAATCAACATGGTCACAAATTCAACGATTTTCATCAGTAATAGAAACAGTACGTACGCATTTATTTCATGATAAACCGTTATTAAATGAACCAGGTTATTCTGAAAAGGATCCTCAGAATGAGTTATATAATAGAATGTTACAGTATCAAAATTTAAATTTTAATGTATATTCTAATATTGTTGATACACCTGAATATGCAAAACCATTTCGAAATATCATGATACACAATTTTAGAAAAAATAAAGAATACTTTAAAAAATATATAGATGATAATAAATTATTACATAATAAAACAGATATAATACGGTATGATTCACAAAAAGTTACATATGATTTTGATCAACTTGAACAAAAATATCAAAAATTAATAACAATATGTGAATAAAAATATTTAGGATATAAAAGATATATTATTTATTTATTTACAATAATAAATAATATATATTAAATATATATATAAATGTCCGATAGTTTATTTGGTGGGCGTCGTGGGTTGAATCCATTTAAAATGTTTGAAATGGATTATTATTTGTATGCATGTGCTGCATCAAATTTAATCATATTTATAACATTAATTAGTGTTGTTTCTACTAAAAAATATTGTCCTAAATAAATAATTAGTTATAAAATATATTATATATATTTATTATATATAATATGGAAGAACTCTCAGGTGGAGGAACGCCAATGACTACTGCCGTGTTATACGGATGTCCTGTTTTCTTTTTTGTAGTTATAACTGCAGTAGCTGGTTCATTAGTAGGTGTTATTACAGATCGAACAAGTTGTTAATAAATAATTTTTATTTAATTTAATAAATAAAAATTATTTTGTTTTTACATAATACCAATATATTATAACTAATATAATTAATGACATAATAATAAATATAATATTTAAATAAGTATGATTGGTATCAATAGTACCACATTTATAATGTAATGATTTAGGATATGGATTAATTGTTAAACAAGGATATATCATATCACTTTTAATTTTATAAATTCCATATTTACTTAATGTAAGTCCTTGTTTATTTAATTCTGCATCAATTTTTAGTAGATCATTATCTTCAATATTATTTTCTTTTGCAAATGTTAAAAATAAATAAATTAATTTAGCTATAAATTTAGGTGTATATCTTTTTTCAAAATATATATAATTATTATCTAGTTCAGAATATGGATAATTTTTTAATTGAAAATTATTTAATACTCTATAAAATTCTATTGGTAATCCTGTAGTAGAATTTATTACTTTTTTTGTACTTTTATTAATAGGATCTATTACAGTAATTTCCCAATATTGATTATCTAATTTATTAGCAGCAATTACTTTATTTGACATATTTTATAAATAGTATTTAATTTTATAATATTTCAGAGAAGTGTATATTTTTATTAAAAATATATAAATATTATATTTTTATATAATATGAATCAAGATATTAAAGATGTTATAATGAATAATAGAATGTATATATACATATCCGTAATTAGTATATTTATTATTACATTAATTTTAATAATTGTAGTAAAATATAATGAATCATCAGATATTACTATTCCATTTTATATTCCTCGAACTGTTCAATATAAAACTCCAGATAAAAAGACAATATTAAATATTAATTCATTATCATTTAATGGTATTCCTGCTGTAATATATCAAACAGGATATTCTAAAAAAGTATGTCCCAAAATTGGATCAATTATTAAAATGAATTTAGAAGAAAATCCCGAGTTTGATTATTATTTTTATGATGATGATGATTGTTTGAATTTTATTAAAGATAATTATTCTATAGATGTTGTAAATGCTTATACTAAATTAAAACCTGGAGCATTTAAAGCTGATTTATGGAGATATTGTATTTTATATAAAAATGGTGGAATATATATGGATATTAAATTTATAATTAAAACACCATTAATAAAATATCTACAAACACATTCTACATCTTTTGTTGCTGATATTGATGATGATAAAATATATAATGCAATATTAATTGCACCACCAAAATTAGATGTATTTAAAAAAGCAATAGATAATATTGTAACAAATGTGAATAGTAAATATTATGGTAAATCATGTTTAGATCCAACAGGACCAGGATTACTTGGAAAAATAATATATAATTCTGATTATGAAAAATATATATCGATGTATTTAGAAAAAAAACAAACTGAGGTGTTAACAGTTAAAGATAAAGAAACGGATGAAATTGTATTTGAATCTTATAATAAATATGAATATTACATGCATTATTATACATTTAATAACAAGACACATTATGGATATTTATGGAATAAAAAAGATATTTATCATAAATAATAATATTATTATATATTATGAATAATAATATAATTATTACTATATCTACAATTGTATTAATAATAATTATAATTACAATTACAATATATTATTTTATAAATAATACATATACAAATATCAGTATTATCAAATCAAAAACAATACAATTTTATAATAAACGTAATAAAGAAATAAATATCAAAACAAAAGTACCATTAAATGTATATATGACATGGGGAGAATTAAATATACCAAATGATATGTATGATAATATTAATTATAATATTACAAATAATTCAGAATTTGATTTTTATATTTATGATAATGATAAATGTAGAGAATTTATCATAGATAATTATGATTCTGATGTATTGTATGCATATGATTCATTAATACCAGGTGCGTATAAAGCTGATTTATGGAGATATTGTATTTTATATAAAAAAGGTGGTGTATATATAGATATTAAATATAAAATTGTATCAAAATTACTTAAAATTGTTCAAAAATATCCAATTTGTTTTGTAAAAGATAGATACTCTAATTGGGTATATAATGGTATAATGATAGCACCTCCTGAATTACATGTATTTAAATTAGCAATAAATAAAATTGTACAAAATGTTAAAAATAAATATTATGGTACAACACCATTAGAACCAACCGGACCTAAATTATTAGGTAGTATATTAGAAAAAAATTATGATATACCATTTGCATTAATATTTACTGGTAATTCAGTTGTAGATTATGATGATAATATAATATATGAAATATATTCTACATATAGAATAGAACAATTAAAATTTCAAAAAACACAACATTATGATAAACTTTGGAGAGAAAAAAATATATATTTACAATAATTTATTAAATGTGGTTAAATAATAATATTTATTTATAATATTATTATTATGCATATACCAAATATAATTATATTAATTTTTATTAATTCAGTTATAATATATTATTTTACAATTCAATATTTTGATTATCCAATAATATATAAATTAGAACCTGTGTATAAAGCAACCAAAGATTCATTAATTAAATCAGATTGTCCAAGAATTATTTATCAGATTGTACCAGATATTAATAATGTACCATCAGGATTATATCATACAATTATGTCAAATAAATATATAAATCCGGAATTTGAATTTAGAATTTATGATTATGTTTCTGCATTAGAAGAGTTACAAAATAATTTTGATAAAAAAGTGGTAAAAGCATATAATTCAAGTGAATTATATCAAATTAAAACAGATTATATTAAATTAGCTTTTATATATAAATATGGTGGATTTTTTATAGATATTAAAAATATTTTGTGTTGTAAATTAATTGATTTACTTGCTATTAATAGTGTATATTATATACATAATTTGTCAAATAATACAATGGATTTAAGTTTACTTGCATCTCATCCAGATAATATGGGTATTAAAAATGCATTTAAAATTGCAACTGACCAATTAACAGCATATGATTATGCTGTTGATCATTTAGAAATAACAAGTGGTCGATTATTAGGAAATGAATTATTTTATTTAGGATATTTAACACCATTTTCATTATTAGTTTTAGATGAAAATAAAACAGTTCGATTTCGAGAATTTAATAATAAAAAAGATGTTTTAAAAATATATAAATCATTTGATAAAGAAAATAGAATGTGTAATTTATTACCAGATATAGAATTAAATTGGAAAGAAAAAAGTATATATTAAATTATAATTATATATTATAATTTAATTTATAAATATATATTTTTTTTCTTCCATAGATGTTGATAATGAGGTTTATTTGATATTACATTTTGTTGAGATTTATATAATTTTCTATTATAAGATTCAAAAATAATATTATTTGTTTCTTTATCTTTTATCATTAAATTATTATTTACACTATTATCTAAGTATAATGATACGTAACTATTATAGTTTAATTTATATAAAATATTACCTAATAATCCTGGACCTGTTGGCATAAGATCATTCTTGCCATAATATTTTTTATTAACATTATCTACAATTTTATCAATTGCAATTTTAAATATATCTAAATTTGGGGGAGCTATTAAAATAGCATTATATATATAATTTTTGGTTATATCTTGTACAAATGTAATTGGATGTGTTTCTATATATTTAATTAATGATGATTTTATTTTAAATTTTAAATCCATATAAATACCTCCATTTTTATATAAAATACAATATCTCCATAAATCAGCTTTGTATGCACCAGGTATTAATTTATTATATGCATTTATAACATTATAATCAAAATTATTTTCAATAAATTTTAAACAATCAATATCATCAAAAAAATAATAATCAAATTCAGGATTATTTGTTAAATTATCATTAATAATTACATTAATTTCATTTGTTATTTTTTTAAATTCTGATGTTTGATATATTACTTGTGGTACTACATTTATTATTCTATTAGTATTATATTGAATTTTTTTAGGAATATAGTATGGTATATCTACCAATATTGTTATTTCATTATTATTTTTATTATAAGAATTATTATAAAGGAAGTATAAAATAAAAATAAATACTAATAATATTATTGTAATTATGTATACATAATTTATTTTATTCATATAATATATATATATTTTATTATAAATGAATAATTTTGATAAATTTGAAAATTATAAAAATAAATATTTATATGCATTAAATACTAATTTACATGGTGGTATTAACCAAGAAAATTATGGAACACGTAATTTATTAAAAAAAGTAATGTATACACAAGAAGATTATAATAATCTTGAGAAAACATTAAATGAAAAATGTAATAGTACTGTAAATAATTTACGAGCTGAATATGCTAAACAAGTTACAAAAGATAAATTTAAAAAAGATAGTGAAATTATTGAGTATAGAAATAAAATAAATCAATTAAAAAAAGATTTAGATTTAGCTAAAAATAATAAATCAATGCAACAATTAATTAATGAATTTCGTGCAATATTATTTGATATTAATAAATTTGTAAATATGAATAGTCAAGGTAAAATAGATAATTTAGAAAAAAAATATTCTATGATTAAAGATAATAGTCGTGGTGGTTCTGAAATATATACAAATGATGATATACAACAATTAACATTTAATAAATTAAATAATACATTTGATGAAATAATGTCATTAAATTAATTGTTTTTCAAATAATTCCCAACTATCATTATTAATTGGTAATACTAATTTGTTTTTAGTATTTAATACTATTTTCTCTTTTTGTATTTTAATTATACCAATATTTGTTATATGAATTTCTTTATCATTATCAGTATACGGTATTTTATGAATATGTAGATAATCAATAATCTTTTTAAGAATATTAATTATTTTACTTTTTTTATGTAATTCTAATAATTTATGAACTTTTGGTTCTTCAGGTGTATTTGTTATGTTATTGTCTTTTAAATATGTAAATATATCTTTAATTTTATTTTCCATATCCATATGATTATCACGTAATTTTTGATAAAAATTATTAAGTGCATTACGTATCTCTTTTTCAGCATCTAAAAAATGACCGCGTAATTTTTCATTTTCATTAATTTGTTCAATTAGTTCATGTAATTTATTTTTTATATTTTCATCTAATAATATTTCTTTGTTTTTTGGATTTTTATATTCAGATAAAAGTTGTAAGGTAAGTATCGCGACTTCTAAACGATGTAAATCGTCATTGAGATGTGATACATAAAATTGATAATAAATTTCATTTTCATATGTAAAAGTTTTCATATCTATGATTTTTGTTTTATTTATTTTACTTGAAATACTAATAAATAATCCAAACTTTCTTTTGGTTGTTTTCATATCATTTGTAAATTTATTAACTTCATCGTCATTAATAACAGTTGTATAATTTTTAATTTCTACTAATATTTCGGCACCATTATTAAAAGTTAATAATCCATCACCAGCATGATCTGTTTCTCCAGTATTTTGATAAGTCATTCCAATAAAATTATTTGATATTAATTCACGTATATAGTTTTCACCAAACATACCAATTTTTTTAGAATTATTACTAATACCTGTTAATTTATTAATTAATCCATCAAGTTTTTCAACAGAATTTTCTATTGTTGTATTTTTATACATTTCATGTGTATTTATATTATTATTATTGATTGTGGGGTAATATAAATTATATCCTGTATTTAATAGTTTATTTATTATTTCAGGTATATAATCTTTATTTAGTTCAAATAAATGTGGATAATCTATATTTGTTAATTCAAAATTAATATTTATTTTTTTTATATTATCATTGATTGATATCATACTTAATTTCCAATGATAGTTTACTATTACTGTTTAATACACTTATTTCTTTATATTAATTAAAATGAATATAAAGATAATAAAATTATAGTAAAAAAATATGTTTTGTATTATTATAACATGGAGAACTCTATAAACGACAAGTACATCATTCCAATATTAAGACATATACAGCAAGTAGTAGAAATATTGGAAAATGGGACTGGACCAACAGGTGCAACAGGTGCAACTGGTAGCCAAGGTGATATTGGTGTACAAGGTCCAACAGGTCCATTTGGTGGTCCTACAGGATCACAGGGTAATCAAGGTTATCAAGGTGATCAAGGAACACAAGGAGATCAGGGAACACAAGGAGATCAGGGAACACAAGGAGATCAAGGTACACAAGGTGATCAAGGTACACAAGGTACTACAGGACCAACAGGTGAACAAGGTTTAATCGGTCCAACAAATTTATATTGGTTTAAGGCAAGTAATTTAGATCTTTTGAATGGATATATATTAAATGAACAACCAGATAATTTATCTGATGGGTATATAACCATTAGTGGTAATTTACAACCTGGTGATAATATTGGTCCTAAATATACATCATATTTTACAACTGATATATTATCAGGTCAATGGAAATTTGAATTAGCATTTACATGGTCGGTATTTGGATCAGCACCTCTTTTATATTTATCGGTTGATATTGATGATAGTGAAATATTTACTACAAGTGTATTTAGCCCAATAGATATATCATCAGGATATACAACAATATATGTTACAACAGATTATTTCAAGTCAAAAAATCATTTAGTAGGTATTACATTAAAATCAGCAATTGAACAAACTGGTACTATTACAATGTATACAAATAATTTAAATTATTTTAGTAGCGTGTATACTACAAATTTATTACCCGGTATTACAGGTTATACAGGTTATCAAGGTGATCAAGGTACACAAGGCACACAAGGTGATCAAGGAACACAAGGTGATCAAGGTACACAAGGTGATCAAGGCAATCAAGGTACACAAGGTGATCAAGGTACACAAGGAACACAGGGTGATCAAGGTGCACAAGGAGATCAAGGTACACAAGGTGATCAAGGTGTTCAAGGAGATCAAGGTACACAAGGAGATCAAGGTACACAAGGAGATCAAGGTACACAAGGTGATCAAGGTTTAACAGGTCCTGCAGGTGATCCTGGTATTACAGGATCGTTACCAACAGTTGCATATTACATGGATAGTAGTGTAAATGTTGCACCATATGTTGATAATATATTAATATGTGAAACATTAGATGATACATTAACACATGGAGATTTTAGTGCAACATATGATATAAATACAGGTGCATTAACAAATAATACAATTAATCCAATAACTCTTTTTGTTGATTTTCAATTAAATGCAGTATCAGGACCATGGTCATTATGGATATTAGATGATACAACAAGTATAAAATTATGGACAATTTCACAAAATTCAACACCAATTAATTCATTTCATGCATCTATCGTTTTATTACCGGGTCATACAATATATGCTTATTATAATATAGGTTATAGTGGATCATTTGATATTTATGGTAATATTCAATTTACACAATTAGATTATATATTAGGATTACCTGGTGCAACAGGTCCTGCAGGTGGACCAACAGGTGATCAAGGTACACAAGGTAATCAAGGTACACAAGGTACCCAAGGTGATCAAGGTAATCAAGGTGATCAAGGTGATCAAGGTAATCAAGGTGATCAAGGTAATCAAGGTACGCAGGGTGATCAAGGTACACAAGGTAATCAAGGTAATCAAGGTAGTCAAGGTAGTCAAGGTATACAAGGCACACAAGGCATTAAAGGAGATCAAGGTAATCAAGGAACACAAGGTAATCAAGGTAGTCAAGGTAATCAAGGTAGTCAAGGTACTCAAGGTGTTCAAGGTACACAAGGTGTACAAGGTACACAAGGTGATCAAGGTGTCGGTGCTGATGGTTATCAAGGTACACAAGGTGATCAAGGTGATCATGGTACAATTATTGTTGGTAATGTAGCAGATAATACTGCTCTTTTAAATTATGATACTGTTGATTTAATAGTTGGAGATGGTTTAATTCAATTAGATACAGGTCATTTACAAGTATATTTAGGTGGTGGCAGTGTACGATTAAATAGTGAATATTTGCTAGCATCACCAGGAATTTCAATTGGATCAAACGATTTTACAGTAGAAGGTTGGTTTAAATTTAATAATGTATCGTCAGTAATGCCTTTAGTTGCTACAGTTTATAATACAGTAGGTAATCAATTTACATTATATATTGTTGGTGGTGGTAGTTATTTTTTACAACTTCAAGCTGCTGGTGGTCCTTCTTATTTATGGACTATACCTTCACTTAGCACAGGTACATGGTATAATATAGTTTTAGTACGTAATTCAAGTAATTATGCTGCATGGATAAATGGAACTAAATTATCTATATTAAGTCGTGATCCAGGATTTGGTGTATCAGATCCTCCATTTAATTTTGGTGGATCAATTAATTCAATAGGTGCATTTGCTAGTATAGGTGCAGAAACTAAATTAAATGGTTCAGTTACAAATGTTCGTGTGTCACTTAGTGCGTTATATAATTATGCATCAACGACAATACCTGTACCAACTGAAAAATATGAAGTTGTTACAAATACAAGACTTTTATTAAATGTAGAAACAGGAATAAAATATATTACAGATAGTTCTAAATATCAAACTATAACTAAAAATGGTAATCCTGTATTTTTATCTGCATCGCCATTTATAAATTTTAATGATGTTGGACAAATTGTAGGTGACCAAGGTTATCAAGGTGATCAAGGTGATCAAGGTAACCAAGGTAACCAAGGTAACCAAGGTGATCAAGGTAATCAAGGTGATCAAGGTACACAAGGAGATCAAGGTAATCAAGGTGATCAAGGCATACAAGGTGACCAAGGCATACAAGGTGATCAAGGTACTCAAGGAGATCAAGGTGATCAAGGTAATCAAGGAGATCAAGGTAATCAAGGAGATCAAGGTAATCAAGGTAATCAAGGAGATCAAGGTAATCAAGGAGATCAAGGTCATTTAGGTGATCAAGGTATTCAAGGAGACCAAGGTACACAAGGTGATCAGGGAATACAAGGAGATCAAGGTAACCAAGGTGATCAAGGAACACAAGGAGATCAAGGAACTCAAGGAGATCAAGGAACACAAGGAGACCAAGGAGACCAAGGAGATCAAGGTAATCAAGGTACACAAGGAGATCAAGGAACACAAGGTGATCAAGGAATACAAGGAGACCAAGGTAATCAAGGTGATCAAGGTATACAAGGAGACCAAGGTAATCAAGGTGATCAAGGTGACCAAGGTACACAAGGAGATCAAGGTGATCAAGGATATCAAGGTGACCAAGGAGATCAAGGAGATCAAGGAGATCAAGGTAATCAAGGTCATTTAGGTGATCAAGGAGATCAAGGTAATCAAGGAGATCAAGGTAATCAAGGAGATAAAGGTGATCAAGGAGATCAAGGAACACATGGAGATCAAGGAGATCAAGGAGATCAAGGAGATCAAGGAGATCAAGGAGATCAAGGAGATCAAGGAGACCAAGGTGATCAAGGTGATCAAGGTTATCAAGGAGATCAAGGAGATCAAGGTAGTCAGGGAGCAGCTGGTTTACCAGGAGGAGTAGGTGGAACAAGTGGTAGATACTTTTTTTTCGATCCGTTAGTAACATCAGATATTAGTGGATATAATGTAGCATTAACATCTCCATCTACAAATTCTGAAACAAGTTTGATTACAAATGTTTCTGGAACAGGTAATGTTTTAGTTGCATCATTTGCTACTGAACCAGGACAACCAAATGTACTTCTTTTACCTGCAGGAGTAAATTATCGACAATTTTATGCTGTCACAGGAGCAGCAAATGAAATTGCACATATTGTTGTTGAAACTTGTACATGCGATGCAGATGGTGCAAATGAAACTGTAAGAAGAACAACAACTACAGTTAATTTTTCTAATTCAACTCAAGCTATTACTCAAACGACAGTTCAATCGTCAAATGTAGTTATGACTAATACACAAAGATTAGTATATAAATTATATGTTACAAGAGTATCTGGTCCAAGTTCATTTGATGTAACTATTTATTTTGATGGATCTACTAGAACTTCGTTTATTCAATCTACACTTCCTACAACAGCCTCATTGGGTATACAAGGTGACCAAGGAGATCAAGGTGACCAAGGTGATCAAGGTACTCAAGGTGATCAAGGAGATCAAGGTGATCAGGGTACTCAAGGAGATCAAGGTGATCAAGGTGTACAAGGTAATCAAGGTAATAGAGGATATGGTTTTGAAAATGTAAATTTAACTAGTTCTGTATCAACTGATATATCAATAACACATAATAATGAGTATCTTTTTGGTATTGTAGGATCAAATAATTATACAGTATGGAATATTGGACAATATGTTGTATTACATGATAATACATCAAGTTTAACTTATTATTGTCAAGTTACAAATTTAGTTTGGCAAGGTGATGGTTTTAAAACATATGAATTTCGTGCGACTGTATTAAGTGCTACAGGAACACCTACTTCTTCAACTTCAAATAATTGGCAATTAGGATTAAGTAGCCCAAAAGGTGATCAAGGTGATCAAGGAACACAAGGTAACCAAGGCGATCAAGGAACACAAGGTAATTTAGGTGATCAAGGAGACCAAGGTGATCAAGGAGACCAAGGTGATCAAGGCAATCAAGGTGATCAAGGTAATCAAGGTAACCAAGGAGATCAAGGAACACAAGGAGATCAAGGAACACATGGAGATCAAGGAGATCAAGGAGATCAAGGTAACCAAGGAGATCAAGGTAACCAAGGAGATCAAGGAACACAAGGAGATCAAGGAGATCAAGGATATCAAGGATATCAAGGAGATCAAGGTAACCAAGGAGATCAAGGTGCACAAGGTGATCAAGGTGATCAAGGAGATCAAGGTGATACAGGACCACCATTCACACTTCTTCCTACTGCAAATGATACTTTAACTGCATTTAATTCTATTTCAAAAACTACTAGTGATAATGTTACTGATATAGTTCTTACAAAAGAATCATATAATTTTGCATTTATTTCTGCACAGATTACTCTTGCATCACCCGCATTTCAATATCTTGGTCTTAATATTGCAGGAAATAGTGGTGCTTTAACTTATGGATTTTTATTTAATAGTAATGGTATTGTATATGGATCACAAAATGGTTCTGCAGGTAGTTATGGATCTGTATCTTATAGTCCAGGAAATACTTATACGGTAGAGTTGACACCTATAGGAATCAAGTATTATGTGAATTCATCTTTAATGCATTTTAGTTCTGGAACACCTGTATCTGGTGTATACACAGGTTATATATCTCTGATAAAAATTGGAGATGCATTCTCAAATATTTCATTTGGTTATGCAGCACTTGGTCCAATGGGTACCCAAGGTAATCAAGGGGCAATAGGTGATCAAGGTAATCAAGGTACACAAGGCAATCAAGGTGACCAAGGTGATCAAGGTGACCGAGGAGATCAAGGTGACCAAGGTGACCAAGGAGATCAAGGATACCAAGGGGATCAAGGGGATCAAGGTCCTAAAGGTGAGGATGGTACAAATGGTACAAATGGTTCAAATGGTATAGATGGTGATCAAGGAGACCAAGGAGACAAAGGAGATCAAGGAGATCAAGGAGACAAAGGAGACCAAGGAGATCAAGGAGACAAAGGAGACCAAGGAGATCAAGGAGACAAAGGAGATCAAGGTGACCGAGGAGATCAAGGAGATCAAGGTAACCGAGGAGATCAAGGAGATCAAGGTGATCAAGGAGATCAAGGTGATAAAGGTGACCAAGGGGATCAAGGAGACCAAGGAGATCAAGGAGACCAAGGTGATCAAGGATATCAAGGTGACCAAGGAGACCAAGGTGACCAAGGTGACCGAGGAGATCAAGGAGATCAAGGTAACCGAGGAGATCAAGGAGATCAAGGTGATCAAGGTGATAAAGGTGACCAAGGAGACCAAGGTGACCAAGGTGACCGAGGAGATCAAGGAGATCAAGGTAACCGAGGAGATCAAGGAGATCAAGGGGATCAAGGTGATAAAGGTGATCAAGGTGATAAAGGTGACCAAGGGGATCAAGGTGATAAAGGTGATCAAGGAGATCAAGGTGGTCAAGGTGACCAAGGAGACCAAGGAGATAAAGGTGACCAAGGAGACCAAGGTGATCAAGGCGACAAAGGTGATCAAGGCGACAAAGGTGATCAAGGAGATCAAGGAGACAAAGGTGATCAAGGAGATCAAGGAGACCAAGGTGACCGAGGAGATCAAGGAGATCAAGGTAACCGAGGAGATCAAGGAGATCAAGGTACTCAAGGTGAGCAAGGAGATCAAGGTAACCAAGGAGATCAAGGAGACCAAGGAGATCAAGGTGACCAAGGTGACCAAGGATATCAAGGAGATCAAGGTAACCAAGGAGATCAAGGTGACCAAGGTGATCAAGGTAATCAAGGAGATCAAGGAGATCAAGGTGACCAAGGTGATCAAGGTAATCAAGGTGATCAAGGTAATCAAGGAGATCAAGGAACACAAGGAGACCAAGGAGATCAAGGTAACCAAGGTGACCAAGGAGATCAAGGTGACCAAGGAGATCAAGGTAACCAAGGTGACCAAGGAGATCAAGGTACTCAAGGTGACCAAGGAGATCAAGGTAACCAAGGTGACCAAGGAACACAAGGAGATCAAGGAGATCAAGGTAACCAAGGAGATCAAGGTGACCAAGGTGATCAGGGAACACAAGGTACTCAAGGAGATCAAGGAACTCAAGGTGATCAAGGTACTCAAGGTGATCAAGGTACCCAAGGAGATCAAGGTAATCAAGGTGATCAAGGTACTCAAGGAGACCAAGGTAATCAAGGTGATCAAGGTACTCAAGGTGACCAAGGAGATCAAGGAACACAAGGTGACCAAGGTGATCAAGGAGATCAAGGAACACATGGTGACCAAGGTGATCAAGGTAATCAAGGTGATCAAGGAGATCAAGGAACACAAGGAGATCAAGGAACACAAGGAGATCAAGGAGATCAAGGTAATCAAGGTGATCAAGGAGATCAAGGAACACAAGGTGACCAAGGTACTCAAGGAGACCAAGGAGATCAAGGAACACAAGGTGACCAAGGAGATCAAGGAACACAAGGTGACCAAGGAGATCAAGGAACACAAGGTGACCAAGGAGATCAAGGTACTCAAGGTGACCAAGGAGATCAAGGTAACCAAGGAGATCAAGGAGATCAAGGTAATCAAGGAGATCAAGGAGATCAAGGTGACCAAGGAGATCAAGGTAACCAAGGAGATCAAGGAGATCAAGGTAATCAAGGTGATCAAGGTAACCAAGGAGATCAAGGTGACCAAGGAGATCAAGGTAACCAAGGAGATCAAGGAGATCAAGGTAATCAAGGTGATCAAGGTAACCAAGGAGATCAAGGTAACCAAGGAGACCAAGGTGACCAAGGAGATCAAGGTAATCAAGGTAATCAAGGAGATCAAGGTACTCAAGGTAATCAAGGTGATCAAGGTAACCAAGGAGAACAAGGTGATCAAGGAGATCAAGGTAACCAAGGTGATCAAGGAACACAAGGAGATCAAGGTAACCAAGGCGACCAAGGAGATCAAGGAGATCAAGGTAATCAAGGTGACCAAGGTGATCAAGGAGATCAAGGTAATCAAGGTGACCAAGGTGACCAAGGAGATCAAGGTAACCAAGGCGACCAAGGAGATCAAGGTAATCAAGGTGACCAAGGTACACAAGGTGACCAAGGAGATCAAGGTAATCAAGGAGATCAAGGTAACCAAGGTGACCAAGGAGATCAAGGTGACCAAGGAGATCAAGGAACACAAGGAGACCAAGGAGACCAAGGAGATCAAGGTAATCAAGGTGATCAAGGTGACCAAGGAGATCAAGGTAATCAAGGAGATCAAGGAACACAAGGTGACCAAGGTGATCAAGGTACTCAAGGTGACCAAGGAGATCAAGGAACACAAGGTGATCAAGGAGATCAAGGTAACCAAGGTGACCAAGGTGATCAAGGTACTCAAGGTGACCAAGGAGA